TGACCAGCCTTCACCTTTTTCTACGATCCATGGGCCTTTTGTGTAGCTCATTTATTCACCTCTTCACCTTCTGTGCCTAGGGAGACAGTCACTTCAGCCTCCAGCGGCGTACAGGTCGCGCATGGTTTGACTTCCGGCTGCTCGGTATCCACTCGCCCGTAAACTCCCAGGCGTCGTACTTGAAGACAGTTCCGGCAGCAGCGCCAAGGCTCACATGCTCTCTCTCCAGCAACTCAGCACAATCGTCGATAGAGACGCAGCGGTCAGGCTTCATCAGGGCCACACGCTCTAAGTGATGGCGAACCCGATCGATCAGCTCGGGCTTGTTGGACCCGGCTAAGAGCATGCCTGCGTCTCTGGCTTCTATGGCGGCGAAGAGATCGAGAGTCATCGGGTCACCTCCATCAGTTGATTTGGCTCGTACCAGTCTTCGATCATCAGGACGTCGCCGCGCTTGAATCGATCGCTACCAGCGAATCTGGACATCAAGCACATGGCCGCCTCTTTCGAGGTATCAAATTCTCCAATCACCTCATAAAGGTGATGCCCCGGCTCGCGAACTCTCGCAACAAATTTAGGTCGTATGGGCCGCTTGATATAGATCACGCTGCCTCCAATCGAAGCTGGAACTGGCGCGTCTCTTCAGGCTCTTTGAACTTGCCCTGGGTCGCCGGTTCGGAATGCGCGCAGTCTTCGCAATCCCAAAAGAACTGCTCATCTCGGTAGCAGAGGACTTCGGTATGGTTCGGGTCGTGTCTCACGATGCCACCTCCTGACGGTCGATGCGGTAGTTGAGATCGGATAGGTAGCTGGTCTGATCGCCTCCAGCCTTCTGCAGTTCGGCCTGTCCCTGCTCTTTGCTGATCCCGAGAATCTGCCAGGCGGCGTCAATGCGCGGGTCCACAGATACCGGCTCTGAGGCTGGCTGCTTCCTGTCGTCGACCTTGTGCATCGTCATTGGAAAGGGGCGGCGACGGGGAAGTTCGATGCTGACCTCGAACTGTTTGTCGATGTCGGGCGATCCCCAGATACGGATGCACTCTTCGCCATTCCACTGGCCCGGGAACAGGGTCACGCGCTTACCGATCCAGTTCGTAAGCTCTTTGCCAAACATCGCCTTGAGGCAGAGCCCGTTGGTCTTGCAAGCCACAAGCTCAAGAGGGCGCTCGGCAAACGAAACGATAGCCTTGGCCTTCGGCTTTCCGGTGTTGTCCTCCATCTGCTCAAGGTCAACGTCCTTGATGGTGAGGGTTACTTTCTGTCCTTTGAGCAAGCCGGCTTTGAGGAAGCGGCCAGGGTATAGTTCGTCGTAGTTGGTAGGTTTAGGCATTGTCTTCTCCTTCAATCAAATCGCTAAAGCTAAACTCGTCAGCGTCACTGCCATAGGCATAGCTGGGGAGTGTCAGGTCGGTGATTGCTTCTTCTGCTGGCGGCCAAACTCCGGTGCGCTCTGACTCCGCCAGCTTCTGCACTAAGCGCACGTAATCTTGTTGCCCAGCGAATAACACGTCTTCAGGGATCTCAAAGACGCACAGCTCATAGGGCGGCTTATTCTCAACTGCGACCTCGATCATCTTCGGCCGCTCTCCAGTGAGGACGTAATAGCCCTCTTCGTACATCCAGAGCTGGATGTGATAACCCAGGCGATAGGCTTCATTCCCGAATCGAATCGGTCGGCAGTCTCGCGTCGTCTTCAGATCAACAATGTGTGGCTTGCCAGATATGAGCTTTACCTTGTCGAAGCGTCCCTTGCAGGGTCGACCAAACTTCCTGTCTTGCCACACGCAGGAGACTTCAGAGCGTCCACCGTCAAGAAAGCGCATCGCCATCGATGACTTGCGGACGGCGGCCGACATGCCAACCATCCCTTCGCGCTCATCCTTCGTGATAATCTGTTTCCCAGAAGCAGCGCATTCGGCCTGAAAGTCTTCCCAGACTTTGCCACGGCGCACATTCTGCCCGGCGACCTCACCCCAAATGGCGAAGTCGCCTGTTTTATTGGGCTCAAGGATCATGCGGTGCGTGTGCGATCCCAGAACCATCGCCGGAGTCGCCTTCTGCGGCCTATCCATAAAGTAGCGGTAGGCCATTGGCGAGCGGCGCATGTACTTCAGTGACGAATAGTTGAGGGCATCGATCTTGTGATACTCTTCGTAGTCCATATCTTCGAAGAACCCGTATTCTATGGGCTGCTTGTCGCAGAGCTCGATGCTGGCCGTCAACTGTTCGTTCAACGTCATTACTTACTCCAGGGGTTGATCTGGTTGAGGTAAATGCAGCCGATGACGGCAAAGGCGAGCAGGGCAGGAGCGAAGAAGTAAATCATTGGTCATAACCTTTCTGGCGGTCAGCATGGCCAGCAACCCGAGCCAGGGACCAGAAGAAAAAGATGGAAGCGGCGTAGAGAGAAACGGCGCCGACGAGGATGAAGATGCCGCTTAGGTAGCTGATCTGAATGCCGAAGAGTGTCATGCTGCCTCCTGTAGAGGTTCCGCATTGCAGCGGCAATCCTGTTCAGCCTTCTTGCAGATGAAGCAGTCGAATACTTCCAACTCGTCCTCATCCTCTGGGCCATCCGAGTTGGCTAGGTCGTACTGATACTCGAGGTAATCCATGCTTGGGCCGATCATGCTGCCACCTCGGTGGAGAGCTTGGCTGCGGCTTCGCGGATAGCTGCAACGATCAGCTGGCGCGACCAGTAGAGGTTGTCTTCGACTCGCTGTGAGGGCCTGTCTGCGATCAGGGAGTCAATGCCATCGCGCAGGGCGACGAGCTTCGTGAGGGTGATGTTCGGATCGTTTTGAGTAAGTGAGTGGTTCATGCTCTCTCCGTTTCGTGGTCTGTAAAACCACCTGACAGAAACAACTATGAACCACTCATTGCGTGGTGTCAAGCACCACGTTACATTTTTCTACAATTATTTTTAGGCAGGGTTTATTGCTTGTGCATGTCGAGAATAATGCGCTCGATAGCGGCATTTAATCCAATAGAATCAAGGCTGGACAGGTACTCATGCTTCGCAAGTAGAAGGTTAGCAAATACGAAACCTATGGCGGGATCTGCCAAGTGGTCCAGTATTTTTTTGTTTGCGGGAATCATTACGGGCGAGCTTACAACTTCACGATATTCATTCTTTTGCACTGCTACTCCAAGGGCTTACTAAACCATCTAGCGGTTCAATAACTAGGGCCTTTGTACGTCTCTTAGACTCCTCCGAGACATACAACTTAGGGGCTATGAAAGGATTTGCATTACAACTTTCTCTTAGATGAAGACAAACAGGACCACAAAACTGCAGGTGCGGGTCAACGATATCGAGTTGGATATAATCGACCGGCTCTCAAGGCAGAAAGGGATATCGTATGCCGCATGTCTTCGTCAAGCAGCACTTGAGCAGGCCAAGGCCTGTGGGATCGTCGCAAGGGCCCTCAAAAAAACTCCCTAACGTCTCCGCTGGCGCCGCTGCTCTACTACTGTTCCGATAATCCCAATGTTATTATCTTTATTGATTTCAGCAGCATAGGCATTATCGTGGGGTAGGAGTTCGAATCCATTGGCTCTTTCCGCGAAGCGCCTAACGAGGCAAGAGGATTTGCCTGTGGAATATCTGTAAATTACCGCCAGAACTAGATCATTTGGCTCTGGCTGGACATTGGGATCTACGATCACGACGTCTCCGGGCGCCAGGTCCGGCCTCATAGCGTCATCGTTCACAGTGAAGGCAAATGCCTCATCTGCGAAGCTACCGTCGGTTAGCAGCACATTGCTGGTGCCACCCAGCTGGAGCGCCGGCGGCAAGATAGTAGTTTTCCCTTGCTCGTCCCTAGAAATCATCTCTGGCGTATAGAAGTCGATCGGGACCACGCGGCCATAAGCCACAGTGTCAGTTTCATCGAATAAGGCTCCTAAACTGACATTTAATGCCTTCGCGAGACGCGTAATGCTGTCATTTGAATACCCTGAGCCGGTTTGTTCGAGTCGGTGAAGGTTCTTTTTGTCCCAACCCGCTGATTTTCCGAGCTCTTCCAACGATAGGCCCAGGGCACTGCGGTATTTGTGGACGTTCTTCCCGACGATATTCATGCCTAGATTATGCACGCTTGTGGTGTATGACACAACAATGCAAAATAATGCTTGCACCACAATCAACGTGGTGCTATAAACCACCTATGGGAGTAACCATAGATGCACAAGCTGGTTAGGGTACGAAAGAAGCACAAACTCACCGGGGCTTCGGTTGCAAGGGAGTCGAAGATCGATCGAAGCTACTACCGGTACGTGGAATTGGGGAAGTATATCCCTTCCGCCGACGTAGCAACCCGTATCTCTAATGCAATCAGCAAGTTGACTTCTGGATTAGGGTCTATCAGCCCATCCGACATTATTTTCGCCAACTATAAGACCCGGGCCAAGTCGCGGACGGCCAAAAAGGCAGCCTAGAGGCTCTTATGGGTCGCAAAACCTCCGAAGCTATCTCCTATCCCAATGGCCCTGGCGGTCGCGAAGTCTGCAACAAGAACGCTGCGGGTCGGCGTGAGTACCGCCATCGCGTTCAGGTCATGCACGAGCGGCAGGGCGGGATGTGCGCGATCTGCTGGCGCCCTCTGCGGCTTGAGCAGGCAACCTTTGACCACGAGAATGGCCGCGGTATGTCTGGCGGAAAACGCGATGACCGCATTGTCATCGATGGCCTACCGCAGAATGCCGCCGTGCATGGACTCTGCAATAGCGAGCGCGGCAGCAAGCGCACGGCTTATCTGATACCTCCAAGCGTCGGCTCATCGCTTCACCTCGAAGAGATGCTGGAGGGCGACTAATGCGCTGGTTCAAGCACCTCTCTATGGCTCATGACGATCAGGGGTTATCAACCCTACTTGAAGCTATGGGACCGGAAGCCTATGGCATCTACTGGCTGCTTCTTGAGCACTTCGCTTCGGTGATGGAAAAAGACTGCACCGCGGTTCCAGAGCTGGTCCACAGCGAGCAAAGATGGGCGACGATCTGTCATACATCGAGCAGAAAATTCAAGAAGTTTGCAGAAACTTCAGCAGAACTAAAGCTAATCGAAAGCAGAACTTCAGCAGAACTCAAACAGTTCACAAGCAGAATGCCAGCAGAACGCTTACTAATCTGCATCCCTAAGTTGCTGAAATATAGGGATGAGTACTCTAGAAAATCCGGACACTCTCCGGACAAACTCCCAGCTAGAACAGATACAGATACAGATACAGATGCAGATAAGAAAAAGACAAAAGTGGCGACAAGCGCCTTCGTCCTGCCTGATTGGATCGATCGATCACTCTGGGATGCCTACGAGGAGATGCGTAAGAAGCTCCGCAAGGCCATGACCGACCATGCGCGCAGTCTCGCGGTGAAGGATCTCATGGACCTTCGCAACAAGGGGCATTCTCCGTCCGACGTGCTCAACCAATCGATCATGCGTGGTTGGACAGGCCTATTCGAAATCAAGGGAGGAACCTATGGAACCCATCAAGGCAATCAGAGTCGCGGGAATATCCGATACGAACAGCAGATCGAAGAGCTTGCAAAAGCCGGTGTCACAGTCGCGCCAAGACGGGCTGAAGCTGGCCCTGAGCAAGATGTCCCTATTGCGGGGGGAAGTAATGGATTCGGTTCGTCTGGAGTCGTACTCGAAGGCGTTAGGTGAGGAATTCGCAGAAGACTACGACACCCTGTACGTGCTTGATCGCCTGGTGAAGAACGGTCGCGGTGAATTCGAGGCCAAGATTCCCGACATGGGCGTCTTGCTTGACCTAGTGAGAGAACGAAAGGCTGAGCGCCTAAAGGCCATTCGTGAGCGCAAGATGCGGGAAGAGCATGCAGCCTACCTCAAGGACATGAAAGAAAACCCAGACAACTACGTCTCTATGGCTCAGATATTTGCGGAGTACGAAGAGCGCAAGAAAGCAAGAGGCGCAGCATGATACCGATTGGAAAAGTTTTAGAACGTGCCCGCGAACTGAAAGGGCTGAGTCGGCCGGAGTTGGCGGACATGGCAGGATTTAATCGCTCGCTCGTTTACAAGATCGAGAGTGGTGCGCGCAGCCCACACTTGGAAACGCTCGAGAAGTTCTCCAATGCCCTCGGCATTCCGGTCTGGCAGTTGGTGAAGATCGCCCAAAAAGAAGAGTGGTTATCCCGCAAGCGTAGAGAGAAGTTTCTCTCGAAGGAGGCGGCGTGATGGTCTTCGCTTACTGCCGCTGCGGGTGGTCAGCATTCGTTGCGGATCTGGCTAGCTTGACCGGCATGCATCGATGCAGAGAAGCCAGTTACATCCCTTATCGCCAATTTAGCCAGTCGCATATGGCTCCGGATGGCGTAACCGTTCTTTTGGCAGAGTCTCGAAATTTCAAGAAAGTGAAGGAGATGGCATGAACGCAATGAAGAGCAATTTCGGATGCATGTACAAACTGGGGTCAAAGAAGGTTTGGAATGGCAAGAAGCGCGTATACGAAGATGCCGACATCCATTGCCTGAAGCTGACGGCGGCGGATTCTGTTTATTGCCCCAAACACGTGCTCTTCCTCGAAGATGAGGCCTTGGAGAAAGATCGCCGACTGAAGAAGAAGGTGCTCGATAAGGCGCACCGTGAGGCGGCCGCTGAAGCCTTGCGCCGCAGCCCTCTCGCCGCAGTGAACCCCTCGTTCGATGATTCGGGCAAGCGCGTGGAAAGCACGTACAGCCGATGAAGCGTAAGAAGCCAAGCTACAGCCTCGTGCCCTGCGATTGGTGCGCCACAGGCCTTGTTGAGCAGTGCGAGAAATGCGGCGGCTCGGGCAGCATACCGGTGGTGGAGAGGAAGACGCGGTGAAAGAGATCTGGGTTATCGAATGGGCGGAAGCCCCGGGTGATATTGCATGGGATTTCCTCTACTCCTCGAAAGAGGAAGCGCAAGGCCGGATCGATTCTGGCGATTGGGGCAGGTTTTCAGGAAAGCTCCGCGCTGTGTGCTATCAAAGAGCCGGGGCGTGAAGCATGATCGAGCTTTCGCTGACCATCCCACTCGAGCCACCGACAGTGAATCACTATGTGAAGCACACGCGCATGGGCCGACACTACGTCACCGCGCAGGCGAAGGACTGGATGCATGCTGTCTCGGTCTATGCGATGGGGCGCCAGGTTGAAGGGAAGACCCATTTCGTGGCCTACACGGTCTATCAGGGCCATGGAAGCCGCGGCGACGTCGACAACTATGCCAAGTGCGTCATCGACTCGCTGGTGAAGGCCGGAGTGCTGAAGACGGACTCCTCTGTGATCGAGATGAACGCCCGCAAGCAGAGAGATCGAGATAACCCTAGAACTGAAATTGTTGTACGTGCCGTGAAGTAACTGCCTTGGAGGGAACACATGAAGACGACAATTTGCACTGATTGCGGATCGATCGCGCTCCGTATGGGAACCAAGGGCCGAGCCTACTGCGGAGCTCATGCGAACAAGGCATGGGAGCAGACCAAGGAAGATGGCACCCGTAGATCCAGGCTGGCGGATATTCGCTCGGCCGAGGAGAGAGACAACTTCTTTCACGAGCGCATGCTGAGGGCGATATGAAAACTCTGATCGTGTTGGCGCTATTAGCGGGGTCAGCTTTAGGGCAGACGAGTCGGGTTAATCATAATCTTTACGCTGAAGACCCTACTTGGATCGATAGTCATCATCAGTTCGAAGTATGCACTTCAGGAACAAACAACTGCTTGATCGCTTGTGGCGATGCAATACCGAAGGGTAAACGTAACCCCGCTACGCAGGAAAAAACTGTAAAGCTGAAGCCCTGCACCGATGAGCAACTGAAGAGGGAGTTTGAGATTGAGGCTGCATTTACTCGTTATCGAGATCGGGTTCGCCCAGGAGTCATACGATGACAGTACCCATCGGGCTCGCACTGAGGGCAGCACGGAAGTCTCGCAACATGACGCAGAAGGAGCTTGCCAAGCGTTCCGGCGTTGATCGCTGTTACATCTCACTGGTGGAGAATGGCAGGTTTACGCCGAAGCTCGACAGGATAGAAGAGCTTTCCATAGCCATGAAACTGAGCATTTCTCAGATTTTCCTTCAGGCCGAGATGATCGAAGCAGGAAATGTTGTGGCCCACAATCCTTCTGCATAATTCGCTAGGTTCTGCACAGATCCTGATGCATCATGCACACAAAGCATAGGGGAACCAGATTCTCCTACAAGAGAGTTAGGCATATTCGGGGGGATAGGTAAAGGGCCAGTCCTCCCGGTTTTTTAGTCCCGGTTCCTAGCACCGATTGTTAGGCTCCCCAGTGAAAATGAATCCCCGTCTCTTATGAACATAAATTCCCGCATTTATAACGTGAGCCGCGAGTATTACATCAAGCGCAAGCAGGCCCTGAAAGGTATCGACAGGGACTGCACACTTGCGTGGGTAGTCGAAGGCGAGAGCGTAAGAGATTTGACCTTGGCAGAATCGATCGCCGCTCGCAATGAGCAGGCGAGACTGCGCGACCCACTCCCGTACGCGGAGATGTTCGGCTTGCGCTTTGAGGGCCCCAAGAGTTCCGAAGATGGCAAGCGGAATCGCAACATGATGGTGTGGGAGGCTTCTCGATTTGTGTCAGAGGAACTGGCACGAAGAGAGGCGGCATGATCAAGTTCATCCTCGATCACCCCGTAGTCATCCTCTACCTCGCCGCCGGCTGGTTCCTCGCCGCGGTCATTAGCGCAATGCCCCCTCTCCCTGAAGGCCAGACGAACTTCTTCATTCGCTGGGCCTACAACGTGGCTCAGATTATTGGCGCCAGCCTGGACAAGGTTGGCCATGCTGCCATGCAAACCAAAGCTTTCAAGCAGGTAGAAAATACCCTGCAGACGCAAGAGCCCTCGGGCCTCATCAAGACAGAAACGGCCAAGACGACAGAGCAGACGGCCACCCCAATTGCAACTCCAGGAGTTACCCAATGAGAAAAGCGCTCATGTCGCTTACTGTCGCCGCATCGCTGATGCTTCCTGTCGGCTGCGCCCATAAGACCGTACAGGCACCCATACCCGGATCCATCAATTCCTTCGACTCGACGGCCTACCAGACCCTCCGCACGGCACACGATATGGCCAAGTCTCTGAGCGATCAGGCCAAGGCCGGAACCTTCAAGCCCTCCCCAGTTGAGAAGGTTGCAATCAATCAGTTCATTGCCGACCTCAACACCGCGGATACCGTGTACGCTGCCTACCACAACGGCTCAGCGACACAAGCTGCTGCAGAGAAGGCCATCAACCAAGTGACCGCAGACCAGGCGGCTCTTCCTGTAGGGGGTAAATAATGGGACTCGATCTTATCCTTCTCGTCGTCACGACCGCCCTAAGTTCGCTCTCTGCCTCTGGGAAGATACCAGCAACTATCGCTACCCTCGTAAGCTCGCTGGCTCCGATCATCGGCAATGCGATCAAGGCCATCCAGGGCGGCCAGGGTAAGGTGCAGGATGCCGTTACAGCCCTTGGTGCTCTCTCGGGCGTAATTGCTGTCTTGAAGTCGCAGACGAACCTTCCTGCTGATGTGCTGGCTGAGCTCGACGTTTACAACACAGCCGTACAAGCCGGCATCACCGGTTACCTCGATTCAAAGACCGGAATCGATCTTTCGAAGCTCGGAACGGTTGATCCAATTGCGTAACATTTTATGCTGCCAAGGTTCTGCGGGCCATCTAACGGGGGAGAAAAGGTGTGGCAGAACCGGGGCATAGAGAAACCCAATCAGGCCGTCCGCAGATCGACAAGATGTGGAATGACCTGTATTACGGGAACGGAAAGCCCGGCGTCTGCACCAGACTTGAACTTCTGGAGGATGCTGTGGAGCGAACCGAGAAAGTTTTAGAGAAATTCAGTAACACAATGAATCGCGTCGTTTGGCTTATCGTCAGTGGCGTGATTTTAGCTGTTTTGAATCTCGTTATCCATCACTGACCATGTGCGATCTAAGCGGAACGACACAGTTCGAGATCGGGCTGATGCTCTTCTGCGCTGTCTCGCTCGCAGCCTGGATTGGTTATGCCTTCGGTGTGGACAGGTACAAGCCTATACGAGATTCGAAGGGCAAGTTTATCAAGAGGGATTTATGAAGACATTAGCGATATTGCTGCTTGCGGCCCTCCCCGCCATGGCACAGAAACCGGACGAGTTGACGCAGCTCAAGAATGAGAACGCGACGCTCAGGATCCAGATCACAAACCTGCAAAGCGCTCTGACGCAACGCGAGGCTCAAGAGATTGGAAAGAACCTGTCCGAGGCTCATGCAAAGGCCATTCATGACCTTGAAACTCTCAACCCTGGTATGAAGTGGGATGAGCAGCAAGGGAAGCTTGTGATAGTGGGCTCGGATGAGGGAACGCTTCCGGGAGTGGGCGTCAAACAGTCGGCGATCGACCCAAAGAAGGCGAAGTGAAGCCGAGAATCTATTGCTTCGGCCACGGCTGGGCATTAGAGACGAGCACCAAGATTCAGTATGTCGGCAGCTGGCAGGAAGCCTTTGATCTCTTGAACGAGCAGATTGGCTATCAGGCTATCAACGTCTGCCTGGACATCTATAGAGCCCGCATGGGCCAGATTGATACGCGAGGAATGGCATAGTGGCAGGCGGTAGGCCAAGCAGTTTCCGACCTGAGTATGCAGAGCAAGCGGCCAAGTTAGCGAAGCTCGGCGCAACAGATATTCAAATAGCTGATTTCTTTGAGGTTAGCGAGCAGACTATCAATGCGTGGAAGAACAGCTTCCCAGAGTTTCTTGAGTCCCTAAAAGCTGGCAAGGATGAAGCCGACCAAAGAGTTGAGCGTTCCTTGTATCGCAGAGCCTTAGGGTTTGAGCATGAGGCAGTAAAGATCTTCTGCAACAAAGACGGCGAGGTGACTGAGGTCCCTTACCGCGAGATTGTTCCACCTGACACGACTGCCTGCATCTTCTGGTTGAAGAACCGTAAGCGTACGGAGTGGAGAGACAGGCAAGAGCATACGGGCGAGGACGGCGGCCCGATCCAATTTACTGTGACCCGCGCAGGGTCGAAGGAGAGATAGATGAGCGATGAGAACGTAGTAGACCAGCCCGTTGAGGCAACCGAGCCTGCACAGGACGTTCCAACCAGCACCGCCGCGCCTGAGGATGTAGTTGTGCAGGGCACGCCGGTGAACACCGAGAACAAACCTGATCCAGCACTGGACCCGGCAACCTCCGCGCTTCCGTACCACACAGAGGCAACCGAGAAGATCGCAGCTGACCGTGCGGAAGAGATCGCCAACACCGAGCCAGGGCCTTACAAGTACGAGGTCAATGGCTATACGGTGACTGAGGTAGAAGGGCCGAACCCACAGGCAACGGCTGTCGAGGACGCCAACCGGCTATGGAAGGCAACCCTGGGCGACTTCGAGCAGTTCTTCAGCAATAAGCGAGCGGCTGAGATGTTTGCGGAGACGCACTCGCCTCAGTTCGCAGCCAATGCGACCGTGAAGGATGCGCCGGCGGTTCAGGACATCCCGAAGACGTAAGTACGATAGCCACGGCAGGGGTATGGACCGTGGCGGCTGGTTAGTCTTCCCAAAAGGGCGTAGCGGTAGCGTCCGCAGGCTAACCAGTCCAACCCCACCCATTCACGCACCGAGGATTGTCATGGCTGCAGCTTATCTTCTGGCTCCCGAAGCTTATGTCGATCATTTCTGCCAGAAGGCAGGCTTTGACTCACGGAAGCAGGCGCTATTGACCATGAAATACATGCAGCCGAATCGGAACGTAAGCTTCATCGTCTCGACCAAGCTGGGCAAAAGTAATACCTATCTCTGCCGATATTGCTCGCTCTGGCACATCGGGCATAGGTAGGCCTTGAACAATATCCACCTGCAGCCTAAGCAGGGGCTGCTGCTCGACTACATAGAGAACCATAGAGCTACGGTGATCGGGGTTGGTGGTGGCCGTGGCTCTGCTAAATCCGGCGGAGCCGATCGCGTTTCGATGGTCCTGGCAATGGATCAGCCAGGGGTGGTTCTTGAGCATGTGATGCGGAACTCAGATCAGGTCCGCAAGTTCCACTTTGAGCAGATCAAGCGCGAGTTTCCGATACTGAACGACTACGCGCATAACACCTACATGCGGTTCAACATTCCCGCAGGCGGCCAGACTTCCGTTATAGGTTGCAGCTATGCCGAATCTCTGGAAGACATCAAGCGCCGGTTTCGATCGGGCAATATCCGGTACATCTTCCTCGATCAGGCGGAACAGTTTACTTGGGAAGAGATCAGTGAGCTCAATCTTGCGATTCGCGGCAAGGGCAAATACAAGCCGAAGCTCATTCTGCTTTTCAACATGGGCGGCATCGGTATTCAGGAGCTTCGCAACAGATTCGGCCCGCAGAAGAAGTTCAATGAGAACGAAGATCCTGACGACTACACCTTCATCCATGTTTTCCCTTGGGACAATGTGGAGTGGTCGCGGGCAGAGCTTGAAGCTGATGGTCTGACTGAGGACGATTACTACTCTTGGACGGATCAAGAGCGATTCGTTTACTTCACGACTCGGGCGCCGTATGGCCGCAAGCTGAATGCGCTGGATGATGCAATCAGAGCAAGAGACCTACTAGGTTCGTGGGAATCGCTCGAAGGCGCTTACTTTGGCAGAGTGTTCGACTACAAGGCCACGCTGAAGGCGGCTGAGGTTTGTGAAGGCGTTATAAGGCCCTGGGACTCGCGCTGGATGTCTACAGACTGGGGCAAGACGCACTTCTGCTCGACGCATTGGCATGGCAAGACGACGCTGACGCCGAGCGAAGTAAAGCATTGGCTGGGTTGGACAGTACCGCGATCGCTGACGGTTGTTTCTACTTACCGCCGGTTCATCGTGAACGAATTTACAAGCTCGCAGTTGGCGAGGGAGTTGGTTTCCCGTACCCCTCAGCATGAGCGCGAGCGGCTGAAGCGTTATCCGTTCTCGCCTGAGCAGTTTGGTGAGCGAGATTCAGAAGACACAGTGCCGATCATCATAGGCCGTGAGTTGCAGAAGTACGGGATGCCTCACCCCGAGGTTGCGGACAACAGCCGGAAGCCTGGCTGGCAGTTGATGTATGAGCTTCTGAACAACACAAGGATTTGGGCGACGCCGCCAGAGAAACGCACGGCAGAGATGGAAGCCGAGGCAGGCGATACGGTCTGGATCATCTCAAGTGAGTGCCCCGAGGCGCTGGAGACGATCCCAGTGCTGATGCGGAACGAGAAGGACCTTGACGACGTTGTAAAGACCGACAAGGGCATGGCTGTGCTGGCCATGGACGTTGCCGACGACCTGAGGTATGGCTTGCAGTCGATGCTTGGCTCCGGCAGGAAGCCGGACAAGGTTGTGCACGGTGAGCAGCAGATGGCGAGAGTGCAGAAGGGCACATATCAAGAGGCTTACTTCGCTGAGGTGGCCTTCAGAGAGCAACTGAATCGGCCTGAGTTTCAGGTGAGCGGGAGAGTGCGACGGCGATGATCCAGCATACGGTATTGGAACAGGCCAACAGCGCGCCTAAAGCGCCGGAAAAGCCGACATGCGAGCACGGCAATTGGGTACGAATCCTTTCAGCTACCGAATTGGTTGACTACTTTATGTGCGGGAAGTGCGGCGAGAAGAAGATCGACATGATGGGATCGTTTATGAGGAACCTAATGCGATGAACATCTACTTCTTGTGTGGCGTGGTTACTGGCATGGGCGTCGCCGGGCTGATGTTTGTTGTCCTCTCATTTCTTCATGCAATCCCGGCGAAGCCAAAGCAAACGGCTGGCGAATCATTGGCCAGCATCTTTGATGAAGCACATGCCCAGCAGATGCCCGGTGAATTGAGCAAACCTGCTACCAATTTCAGCGTCACCGGCAAGCCCCGCGCAGTGCCATGGCATATCCGGCGCAAAGAGCTTGAAGCAAAGGCCCGCACGAAGCGGAAGAGACTCGAATCCTTTCAGGAGCATATCTAAATGGCAGGCATATTCGGAACCAAGGCAATGATGAAAGAGCCGGTGCTAGACGGCAAGAAGAAGCCCTCGATGTTCAAGAAGGCAGCGAAGCCCGCGCCTAAGGGTGGGTCGAGCATGCTCAAGAGGCTGACCGGCAAGTAATGGATGAGACTCTAGACGAACAGATCGACGCGGCCGAGGAAGAGCAGCAAGCGCCGACTCTGGACGATGACGAAGAACTCCAGAAGAAGGTCATCTCGAAGATCATTCAGCACAACTCCAAGGGCAAAGCGAACCGCATGGAGGAAGTGCAGAATGCTCGGGACCAGAGACTTTACTTCCGCGGCATCCAGCAGTTCTATTGGTCTGAGGACACCGAGAATGTCGTCTTCGACTCAGATAGCGACTCGCCTTACGATCGCACGTTCAACATCTACCAGGGCTATGGAAAGATCTTCATCTCCACCTTCATGGGCGCACGCCCTAAGGTCAGGCCTGAAGCTGATAACCCGTTCGACCCGATAAGCATCCGCAACACCTCGAAGGCGGCGACCTACGAGCGTATCTATAACAAATTTAATGACATGCCGACGATGCAGATGAAGTTTGCACGTCTCATCTGGACCGATGGCAGAGTCATGACACGCACGACGACGCGGGACGGGAAAGAGTTTACCGAGTTCTTCGGCGTCCTGGAGTCGAGGCTTCCGATTACCGTAAGTTCGGATGATGTGATCCCGCTGAAGAATTGCACGCTGGTGGAGATTGAGAACGAATTCCCCCAGGCGCAGATGAAGAAAGAGTTCCCCGAGGCCCGCAAGAAGATCAACAGCGGCAATGGAGACAGTTATGAGCGCAACGCCCGGATCGCGGTTAAGCGCCATGCTGGGACGGATACCTCGATCGACGTACAGACCGGTGAAGACGCTTACTCGTTGGCGACGAAGACGTGGAGCTACATGCGCCCTGAATTCTTCGAGCACTTCGAGGAAGCAGACCGGTCGCAACTGGAAGAGATGTACCCCGATGGCCTGTGTGTCGTCAGGAATGGAGACGTTTACCTCGGCAGTTATCCCGAGGACATCGACTCGCGGCTGGACGTAATCTTTGCCCTCCCCGGCGATGGCATGAGCCCACCGAGCGTTGGTGCGGCTCTCATGCCCCTTCAAGATTCTGTGAACACTGGCCAGAACTTGATTGAGGAGATGTTCGATCATGGCCTGTCGACCACGTATTATGACACGGCTACGGATATTGATGGGCTGAACAAGACGCGGGAGATGCCTGGCGCAAGCAGGAAGATGACTCGCAAACTGAATGAGCCTGCCTCGAACAGCTTCTTTCAGACGCAGCCGGTGAATCCCCCGGAGCAGTTGGTGCAGTACATAGAGAACGTCAAGGGCCCGCAGTCGCAGTTTGTGAGCGGCCAGCAGCCTGCACTCTTCGGCGCGGAGATGGAGGATCAGAAGACGGCCTCCGGCTATGCCCAGGCGCGCAACATGGCCTTAGGCCAGATGGCGATCGTCTGGAAGCCCTTCACGGCCTGGAATGCCCGAGAGAAGACCAGAGCGGTAAGGCTGGCTTCTCAAGGGATGGATGAGATTGCAACGACTCTTCCCCCGCAACGCAAGGGCGGAAAGCCGGAGCCGGTCAAGCTCTCTCCTAGTGATTTGCAGGGACTTTCGTTCACGAATGAGTCGGATGAGAACTTCCCTGAGACGTGGACAGAGAAGTCGAACAAGATCATGCAGATGCTGCAGATGGGCGGCGACATTGCCGACTGGGTTCTGGAGGAAGAGCCGGACAATCTCTATCTGCTGAAGGAATACATCGGGCTTCAGGACGTGGTCTATCCCGGTGAGGACTTACGGAACAACGTGCTCGAAGATATCGCGGCGATGAAGGACATGGTGCCTGAGCCGGACATCACGCAGATGCCCGAGCAGGCTTTCCCTGGCATGGGCCAACCAGCACCAGCAGTTCAGCCTGTCAGCCCGATCGCACTCGACACGGAATATCTCGAAGATGCCGACTACAAGATTGGTTTCCGCACGGTGAAGCATTGGATGCAGACCGCCGGCCGTGGGGCGAAACAGGAGAACCCTCAGTGGTTTGAGAACGTACGCCTCTATGGGTTGCAGTACAAGCAGAAGCTGGACGAGATCGAAGCAGCTAAACAGCAAGCGATGCAGCCACTACCGGAGGCGCCGAAAGGCCCAGGCGAAACGATTGGCTATAAGGATCTACCGATTTCAGGAAAGATACAGCTCGCGGCCAAGGGTGGGATTCAGTTGACGCCCGAAGACATTCAAGGGCAAGAGCTTCAGGATGCAGCAGCGAAAGCACCGACAGGAGTGCAGTAAATGGACGAGATGGTGATGGACACGCCCGCAGAGGTAGTGGATGAGACACCGGCAGAATCAACCGAACTTGGCGAGGAAACTCCTGAGACAGACGTTGCGGACGAAGCCGAGGAGCAGGGAGACGAGGCCGAAGGCGATGAGTCTGAGGAAGAATCTGAAGGCGACGAAGAAGAGCCAGTAGAGCCTGCGGCCCAAGACGGCCGGAAGATGCCCGATGGCCTGAAGAAAGCCATTGCAGGCATCAAGGCCACGAGCCCAGAGGTAGCGAAGCAGATCAAGGGGCTTTACTACTCGGATCAGGAGTATCGACAAGCTTTCCCGACGCCATTAGAGGCGCAGGCAGCGAAAGGGCTGATCGAAGAGATTGGCGGACCTGAGGGGATCAAGGAACTTACCTCCGAGCGCGAAGAAGTACGCGAATTGTGGGACGGCCTGGATAGCGGAAGGGCCGAAACGATCAAAGGATTGGCCGAGCGCAATGTCGAGGGATTTCTAAAGTCTGCGCCTCATGTCATCAACGAGTTTGCTTCACGCGCACCCGAGCAGTACGGCTATTACACCAACCGCCTAACGCTGAACACGATGGCGAATGCAGGCTTCAGCCTTCAGAACCTGCGTGCTGCTTACGAGGCTCGTAAAGATTTAGACCCCGGCGCGGCTGGAGTGATCGCAGAGATTTACAACGCGATGCACGACATGAATCAGAAGGCTGCGGAGTTCGAGCAGAAACGCACCGACCCGCGGGAAGAGCAACTGAAGCAGCGCGAGCAGGAATTTGAAACCAAGCGGCGTGCAGACTTTGAGACGGGCGTAGCAGGGCAGGCAGAGAAGTACCTGGCTGACAAGATGAAGCCAGAGATTGACCGCATCATCGGCAACCGCAAGATCGACCCTGAGGCCATGAAGGGCTATCAGGATATGGTCAAGGCCAAGGTGAATGAATTGCTGGCCGCAGTTCCCGGTATTGAAGACAAGCTTGAGGCTTACTATCGCACCGGCGATGCCTCGAAGTCGATCGCTTACATCCAGAGCCAGTATCAGAGGCTTCTACCACAGGCCGCGAAGGTGATTGAGCCATTCCTTCGGAATATTCAGGCGTCGGCACAGAAGGCCGCAACCAAGCAGACGGGCACACGACAAGCATCTTCCGAGCCCGGCACGGTCACGCTGAAAGAGCAACCAGACTGGGATCAACTCGATCCGGAGTGGCGGTCAACAGTTCAAGCCACGGCGCAGCTTATTGAAGGAAAGGCCAAGCTAAAAAATGGCAAGTGGGCAACTGGCTGGATGTAGAATAGAGGCATCGTCGCTGTTGGCCTTGCAGGGCCGCACGAACGCAAATCTCTTGTAGGAGAGAACCGATGCCTAAGGGTATTTTCACACGAAAAGTCCGTGAAGTTATAAGGGTGGTTGGTCCATCCATAGCATACGTTCAGTTGACGCAAGGGATGTACAGCCGTATCGACGAAAAAGATGCGGAATATGCTGGCAAACACAACTGGCTGGCGCTCTGGAACCCTAAAACCCGCAGCTTTTACGCGGTGAGAAATGTGAGTCTTCCCGGTGCAAAGCGGAGGAGTGAATTGCTGCATCGAGTCGTCATAGCTGCGACAGAAGGCGTTGTTGTGGATCACAAGGATTGCGATACGCTGAACAATTGCGGCTACAATCTTCGGTCCGCAACAGCCGGAGAAAACTGCAGAAACCGTCGCACGCACCAAAAAAATACGGCGGGGCTCAAAGGCGTCCGCTTTCACGATCACACAGGAAAATGGCAGGCAAGGATTTCTTGTAATAGAAGGGTTATTTCCCTCGGACTTCATGCGACTCCTGAACTGGCCGCAAAAGCTTACGGTGAGGCGGCAAAGAAATACCACGGCGAATACGCCAGACTTTAGCCAGAACAACTAACGGTGATACCGGGAACGTGCCCCGGTCCTTCGGGAGAAGACGTCATCACTGGAAGAAAATTCCGGCAATGCACCAACCTGTTTCAAACCGCAACACAATTCGCTGCGACGTCAATACACAGCAATGCCCGGGCTGACCGCAAGGTAAAGGGGTGACCGCAAGCACCAGAAGGTGCCTGTTATGGCCGCTTCAAATACTTCTAATGTTATTGGCCTTCAAAAAGAGAAGGTCCTTAGCAATCTCCCTAAGTTGTTCCTCACTGGTGAAGACAAAGTCATCACCATGATCATGAGGAACGGTGGGCTTGGCTCGGTTCCCGTATCCAAGCGTTCTCTCCGCATCCCGCTCCAGATTGCACCTGGTGGCAAGGGACGCCTCGCCAACTTCGATGGTGGAACCCTCGGTCGCGGTGGTTCGATCAACACGGTTCCGGGCTTCGTCTCGACCAAGGGCTTCCTCTGGGCGCTTGAGTCCACGACCGAAGCATACTGGGGAACCAACTCGAACGATAAGTCAGTGGCCTCACTGACCTCGCTTGAGCAGGCACAGCAGATGGAGAACTTCAAGCAGTTCTTGGATGCTCTCTTCTTCTCGCCCTCGGGAACCCTCGGCGTCATTACGGCGATCTCTGGCAATGTCCTCACTGTAGCCAATGCGAACAACGGGTATATCGGCCAGGATGTTCTCTTCTATCCCGCGCTCGGTGGCACGGTTCGCTCAGCTACTCCCTCCACCTTTGCAGCGGTGGATGCCAACAACAAGCAATGGACGCTTGCTGCGGCTCCTCCGGCTGGTACGGCCGTCGGCGACCTGGTTATGGTCGATGGTTCTCCAGGTACGGCTGGCTCGTCCCTGTCGAGCATCTACGACTATCACGTGTCGACCAACACCGGGACGGTCCTGACCCTCAATCGTGCGACCTATCCTGGCCAGTTGAACATCTCCGCTATTGCCGGCGGCGGTGCTCTGACTCCAGTGATGGTGCGTGCGATTCTTCAGTTGTCGATCCGCAAGATCGGCACGAAGAACAAAGACTTGCTGAATTCCCTCAAATTCATCGTGGGTGTTGAGCAGGCGGCCGCATGGGAAGCTGCAGGCGTTTCGATCTCTCAGATCTTCCGTCCTCAGAGTGGTCAGGGGCTCAAGACCTTCGACGGTCTTCCCGCTACCACCCCAGACACGATGGCCGGACGCGAGCTGATCACTCAGCTTCACGGCGATCCTACCCGCGTTGATTCCATGCTCATCAAGAATTGGGGCATGGCGACCACGAAGGAACTGGGGCCGTACTCGCCCCCCGGCTCCTCGCAGACCGTCTTCCCGGTCATCTCGACCACAGACGGCTCAGTAGTCGCTTCGAACCTGAAGTATTGGGCACTCGAGGCGGATGTGTTCTGCATCAACCCGGCGCAGGAATCGGCGATAACGGGCCTCACCATTCCTACCAACCTGTAAACCCGAGGGGGCTGGCAACCACCAGCCTCCTTTCCCCAAGGACATTTGAATGCTTCGTGACGGCAAGTCAACTCCAGAGTTTGTCGAGAAGATGCTGGCTGTCTTCGGCAATAACCCGCATGGCACACCGAACTATCGGCTCATCTGGTCAGAGCGAAAGATGCTTTGGTTCATGGGCGAGGTTGCGCCGGAATACATCTATCTCGAGCCGTGCTGGATTCTCGAAACCTGGCTTCCTCCGATCAAGGCGGCAGGCCCCGAAGCTGGCTGGAACGAACTGATGGAAGCGATGAACGGAGAGTATCCGAGGCAGGGCGTCTATTTCTTCTCGCAGAACTTCCCGCAGGACTGGTCGCCGTCAGAAGAGAACGTCCGTGTCCTCGCCAAAGCTATTGAAGCCTCGAAGCACATTCCATACGAGCAGCGCGCCGACGCCATCCGCGAGAACTTGAAGGCGAAGGAACGCGAAGGCATTGAGCGCACTGCACAAGAGATTGACGAGCTATTCGATTCTGCCGCGCAAGGTCGGATTCAGCAGCCAGTAACAGGGAAGAAGAACAACTTCCGCACCCCCGAAGATTTCGAGCGCGATCAGGAACGGATTGGCCGCATCTCGCACAAAGATTATGCCCGACTACCGAAAGCAGGAGGCAAGTTGATCCAATGAAACTAGCGGCTTTGTTATTCCTTGCGGTCGGTACGGCATCAGGTCAGACCTATTTCAATGCACCGCCGATGATCGGCCTCGTGTCGGACACAGGCGGTGGTCCATACAGTTCTCTTGCGACTACAGGCACCGCGGGACCTTCTTACGACAATGCGCAGCCCTTCCTTCTCTTAGGCCTCGGTGCTGATGGGAAATATCATGTCTGCGGCACAGCCAACCCTTGCACAGGCGGTGGTGGCGGAGGCGGCGGTGGCGCCACAATCCCCAGCACAACTAACCTCATCAATGGCGACGGGGCAGGGAATGGAGCCGATTCGGGAATCATTCCGGCCAATGTCGGAACCCTGAGCGGAACGCAGACTTTCTCTGGAGCGAAGACCTTCTCCGCACTCACTTCGATCGCGTCTTCATCGGTTACCTCAACCACGGCCTCGACGCTCTTCCTGAACGACACGGAAGCCTCACAGACGAACTTTTACCCAGTTCGCATCCTTCTGCCGAACATGGGCAATACGACGATTGCCAACATGATCTTTGGCAACGCGCAGCTCACGAATGACTCGTTCGATATCAGCTACGTCAAGATCGCGACCAACTCCAGCAACAATCGCCTTTCCATTCAGCCTTTCGGAGAGCCCTTGGCTTTTTCGATCTTTGCTGGGAGCGGAGATGTGAATCTCGGCACGGCCGTCGTTGACTCTGGGGTCAAGCTGGACGTTCAAGGGTCGTTCCGCGCAGTCATGCCGGGCACGACTCTCGGAACGGCGATTGCTTCGGCTGGCACGATTGCGCCGATTGCTGGGCTTACTCATATCACCGGTACGGCTGCAATCGCCACGATCACGGCACCCACAAATTTCATCGGCTGTCTGACGTTCATTGCAGATGGTGCATGGACGACGACAACGGCAGGAAACATCAAGGCAGCGATGACAGCGGTAGCGGACACTCCCTATCAAGCGTGCTGGGACGGTTCGAAATGGTTCATCAAATAAGGAGCAACACATGTCAGTAATGACGCATGAAGAGTACATGACTCGCGGCCGAGTGGATCGCGGCAACATCACAGTTGAAAGACTGGATCCGCGCCTGCTCACCGGTGATCCTGCTTACCTGTTCAACATCTACGGCAATGAGTGGACGCGCAACACCGGTACGACAGGGATCTATTACATACCGGCCTGCCCCGACAATAAGCCTTACGTCCGCGCACCCCAGGCGATCCCCGGCACGGTCGAAGACATCTATCCCCACTTCGGCGACTCCGAGACCTACCGCAATCGCCCGACCGCTGGCGAAGACATCGTCGCTGCTGTGCTGAATGGTGGCGGCCCGAATGACGAGATTGCCAGCTGGGGTGTGTTCGCCTCGAAGAACGAGAAGCCGACCAAGCAGGAGCTTGACGCGGCGAAGGCAAAACTCATCCAGCGCTTGAACATTCAGCTGCGCCAGGCGGACCAACTCTTCGCCTCTCCTGATCCGATGGACCGCAAGAGTGTGGATGATGACAAGTTCTACCGCGCCGCTCGCTATCTGAACGTCAAGAAGCCGTGGATGAGCGAGGCGCAGGAGATGACGGTCTGCCCATTCTGCTCCTCGCCGGTACGTCCCGAGGCTCCGAAGTGCGGATCCTGCCACGAGATCATCAACATGCAGGCCTATGAAGCGCTGAAGGCTTCGATTCAGGGAGCCAAGTAAGTGCCGCTGGTCGATCCATTTCCAGGCTCGAAGGTCTTCTATAGCTCGGACGAGATCTTGGAATACGCTCGCTTCCTGATCAATGACATGCAGGGGGGAACCACCGGGCAGATCCTCAAGAGTGACGATCCGCGCACCTGGGTGGTTCTCAACCTCTGTTATGGGAGGCTTGCGAACTGGCTCGAGGACAATAACGTCGAGTCGGCGATGTATGCCGAGGAGATCATCTCTGTGCCGGCGAGCGCGGTGTATTCCGATCCATCCGCGCAGTCTCGGCTTGGATATGACGGCTTCGACGATGCATCAGGCTTTCACTATGACGAGCCGACGATGCCCGAGAGCCTGCTTGAGCCCTTGCAGTTGTGGCAGAGGGCGACAGGGCAGAATGTTCCGTTCTACGAGATGAAGCAAAAACTCGGCGGCCTCGGAAACTCATGGAACTATGGCTGGAATGGCGGGACGTATGGATCAGTCTATGGAGAATGGGAGTTTCGCGAAAACAGCATCTACATTCTCGGAGGCGCTTACCAGCCGACAGACATTCGGATTCGATTTATCCCATCTCTGGATAAACTGGCGCAGCCAACCGAGCAAAATCCGACGCCGCCGACGATCTGGTTTGCGAAGGCCGGTGAATGTCTTGCTCTCTGGATTGCCTATCAAGATGTGAAGTCCAGGATGGGAGCCAACGCCGCGGCAGGACTGAAGGCTGATCTCGATGAAGAGAAGAACATTCTTGCGAATCGCGCAGCCAAACGAGAGAACCGCGCACAGACGAGACGGCGCGGCTATGGCTTTTCTCGACAGAGGCGGCGCACTTGGCTGTAGACAAGATCTCTACTGTCACCTTCTCGAAGTTTCTGGGACAAAAGACGGACTGCTTCCCTGAGAAGTGCCCGCCGAACTATGCCCCTGACTGTGCGGATCTGGTTTACATGGTCGATGGCATGGAGACACGTCCTCCGTTTCGGCTGACGACGACCCTGCCCGCAGAGATCGTTTGGGACAAGGAATTCACTGCCAAAGATGGCACATTGAATGTGCTGGCGATGGACGTGAGCGGCAATATCTACGTCTCGCGCAACGGCGGTGCCTACGCGATCATCGACAAGGTGCAGGCAGGGAGCAAGGTCAACTCTGTTACGGCTTACGGTCGTGAGTACATGGCCTTCTTCAACGCTCAAGGGCCTTGTGATGCTCCGCGGCAGTGGGACGGCCAGAACATGTACCGCGTCTCCCAAGGTGGTCCCGGGGCGGCTCCGAGCTTTACCCCAGTCCTGATTGCTGGGGACTCCTACGATATTGTTTCGATCACTCAGTTGGATCCGGGGTTTCCGGGGCAACTGGGATTTTTCGATGGCATCTTGCTTTCGGCTGGGCCCGGTTCAACGACTCCAGGGAATGTCATCACGGTTTATACCGCGAACGCTCGCGCAGGCCACTTCCCGGGCGGCGATCCAGTTCTTACCAGCACTTACAACGAGAATCTTTCTCTCGGCGTTCCACTACTGGTCAACGTCACCAATCTGCCGGCGCAGTTCGCGCAGTACAATGGCATCCAGCAGGTAACTTCGATTGGTCTGGGCGTACCACCATTCGCAGGCGCTTCGGCTGAACGGTGGTATTTCACTTTCATCGTACCGGAATCGGGAAGCCAGAACCGCGGCGGCTCGGACGCTGCAATTACAGGCCAGTATCAGATCACGCAGGCCACGATTACCTTTGCGACCTCAGTTCCAGGGCTCGTCGTTGGCAGCAGTATTCCGATCAGCGGGACAAGCGTCTCAAGCTACAACAATTCGTGGCCGATCACCCAGGCTTTAGACTCCGGCGACCTCCAGATTACCCAAACGTCTCTGACTGGTGGCATCGGAACTTACAACTACGTGGTCCTCTCCGGCGTCCCGCCCGTTGCAGGGCAGTCGATCAACATCAACGGCACTCTGAACGCAAACGGCGCCATGGACGGCGACAACCGCACCATTGCGACGGCGACAGGCGGAAATAGCGGCTCGTTTACCATCACCGGCTTTGATCCGTCCGTGACGTTCCCAGCGACGGCAGAGAATGCGTCCGGCATCACGGCAGGCACGACATTTGTTTTTGATCCAGCGGCCATCTATGGAGACTCCAGCGGTGGGCAGATCACTTTCGCAGGTACTGCTGTTTCAATGTCTCCCGGGACCTATCTGGCGTTTCCTTATTTCATCACCAAGACCGGACTGACGACGCAGGCTGGACCGATCACAAAGTTCACCATCCCCGCCAACACGAGCGCGCTCAAGTTCGACAGACTTGCAATCGGGCCGGCAAACGTCGTCGCTCGCGGGATTGCCTTCACCGGCGCAAATGGTGGACGCTACTTTACGCTTCCGATCGTTCCGCGCATCAACGGTGAAGTTCTTGGAACAGCGACGGTCGTTTACGACAACGTAACCACATCGGGAACGATGAATTTCACCAACGACGCCATTCTTAGCGGCCTCGCTGTCGATATCCCCGGCAACAACCTGATTCAGCAGATCGCCTTGAACCTTCCGCGTGGTGTGAACTGGTACGGCGACCGTATGTTGTGGATTGGCGAGGCGAACACCGTCCTCGGCTTGCTCAACATGGGCATGGATGGCGGAACGCTTCCTGGAAGTCCATATCCTCAGGGATGGACCGGGGTCGGTTCCTTGTCAGTGGTTCAATCGGGCATCATGCCGGTGTTGACGGGTAGTGGGAGCATTTCACAGAATGCCGCACAGACCGGCCAGGGCGTAGGCATCCTTCAGGGCGGTCTTAGGTATTCACTACGGGCCTGGTTCGCTTCGAGCTCGCTTTCGGCCTCGATCAGCTCGGCGAGCACTGGATTTTCTTCAACACTATCGATTGGCGGAATCGGATACGTCACAGGCACGTTCAATAACCCGATGCCTTCCACGATCCCCGATGATATGACGCTGACGGTGACGGTGAATGGCTCGGTAAGAGATCTGCAGATGATCTACGCCGACAACCCGGCGCGCAATCCTCTTGCAAGATGGTCTTATGTGCAGAATCCCGAAGCCTACGACGCACTGACAGGAAATGCGGGTCCGAATGATGACGCAACGGAACTCCGCGCTACGGCTGTTTTGCAGGAGTCGCTTCACTTCATCACTCAAAAGGGTTTGTATTCGGTTCAGCAGATCGGCAACACCGAGCCTTCCTCTTGGGATGTCAACGGGATCGCCGACAAGTGCAGCGCTTTCGACGCGAATTCGGTCGTCATCGGCAAGGGATGGTTCGCCTTCGCTGGGCCGGAAGGGTTTCACTGGTACTCCGGGCGCGTCCCCACGAACGTAAGCGCAATCATTGCGCCGACGTGGAGGAATTACGCAGGAATCACGGCGATGTGGAACGATCCCACTTTCGAGCGGGTCTATATGGGCCTGGTCGACGCCAATGGCAACAAGTCCATGCAGGTTTACGACTATCACGAGGTTCAGTTTGACGGCCCTCCGAAGTGGTGCCCATGGAGACGGCCTCTGAACTGGGTTGCAGGCTCAAGATCAGGTACGCGCTTCACCTTTGGAGCAAAGTTTTATCGTCTCGACACGGTTCCAGGCGTTGCGGATGACGATATGGGGAATATTGGCGGCTTCAATACCTTTCCTCCGGCTGCGCTGTCGATGTGGCAGAAAACTTTCAGCTATCTGGGCCTCACGATCTCCGGCGCTGGTGTGATAGCTCCGAGACTTCAATCTGGAACGTTATCGGATGGCCCTGTCGTAGTCCAAGCGCAAGATCTTGCTTTGGTCGCATCTCCTGTATCGGAATGGCCCATCAACATTACCGGCCGACGTGGATTTTTGGGTATCGGCGACGACGGTGCTCGTTGGAGACTAGCTGAGGCCACGATTGTCTATCAACTCAACGACCCGAACGCACCAATAACCGGGCAGAGGCAGTAATGGCGCGCTTCCAAGTACCTTACAAACCCCATATCAAGAATCTAGACCCGAAGCTTGCAACGGCAATGGATGAAGTCGAACGCGCCATCAACAGCCAGGCCGATCAGGGCAATACCGACCCGACAGGAGCACAGCAAGCAGCCCCGTCGCCGATCAGCCGCATGTCGGTGACGGAAGCAGACGGGTTTCACGACATTCAGATTGTCGATAATGCGCCAGCCTATCGCGGGATCAACTATTTCGCCTACTACTCGCGCACGCAGGACTTTCAGAACGCACACAAGATCGACATGGGCGCATCGCAGAACCACAGAGTCTATCTGGGAGCGGGACCGTACTACTGGAAGTCTAATCACGCCTACCCAAGCTCGCCACCGTCGACGGATGTGTATCACGGAGGATCAACTCCTCAGCCTGTTGGCTCAGGGACGCACGTAGGGCCAGCCATGCAATCAACACAAGGAACTGCAGCCTTTGGGACTGCGACTTACAGAAACAGTTCGACGCCACCGATTCGCAAATGATCCGACCGTACCGACCGGAAGACGAATCGGCATTAAGAGAGATGCACGCGGCGCAGGGCTTTGACTATCCCTTTCCCGACCTCACGCAGCCGGAGTTTGTGAGCTTGCTTGTGGCAGTCGATGAAAATGACGTGCCTGTTCAGGCAGTTCTCGCACGAAAGACTGTGGAGATTTACTTCCTCGGGCAGAAGGAATGGAGAAATCCCGCCTGGCGCATGGAGACTTTGGCCAAGCTGCATTTTGGGATGCACGGCCTTCTATTGGCGCAGGGCTATACCGATGCCCATTGCTGGATGCCTCCGCAGGTATCGAAGAGTTTCGGTCGAAGGCTGAGAAAAGTCTTTGGCTGGGTTGAATCACGTTGGACTTGTTTCGCGAAAGAACTTTAGGGGGTCGGCCTTGGCAAGAGATACGGCTGCAGCAGCAGGGAAAAATTCGACTACGGCGCAGGGCTTGGCGGGAACCTTCGGGGATCGTGCCACCGGTACCTACAACATTCTCACGCCGACGCTGAATCGCATGGCGACCAATCCCCAAGGCTTCAGCCCGCAGACGATGGCCAACATGACCACGGCGGCCAAGCAGTCGATTGGAGGCGCGACGGCGGCGACGGTAGGGCAGGGAAACCTTCAGGCAGCGCGCACGAACAATGCAGGAGCGTTCGCCCCGGTAGCTACACAAGCAGCCCATGACGCTACGGCGGCCCTGTCGGACGCTTCTCTGGGCGTTCAGAATCGGAACGCCATGCTTCAGGAGCAGCAGCGCGGGGAGGGGATCAGTGGGCTGGAGGGTCTTTACGGAGAGAACGTCGGCGCAGGAGAAAGCGCTCTCGGTCTGTCGAATCAGTCTCTCCAGACACAGAATCAGGCCCGCCAGAACGGTTGGCTACAGAACACGATGGGCATCCTCAACACAATCAGCAACGGCGCCAGAGCCGCATCGGGAGCATAAATGGCCAACGCCCTCATCCGCGATTACAAAGACCTTCAGCGGCTTCCGATTCCGGCTGCATCAGCTATTGCAGCGATGTCCGCCGCTCCTCCTCCCCCACCTGAACCCATAGTGGCTCCAGTCCTTCCGAATGCGGCTGGCCCAATCGTTACCAAAACGCCAGACCCGATGGTGCAGAACACCCGCAACTCCATCCTTGGGCATCAGGACGAATTGCAACGGCTGAATGATACTGGCTCGGGCATCTCTCAGATCAAGAACCCACTCCTGCGCGGGCTGGCTCGGGTTGGCAATGTGGCTGAGTCGATCATTGCGCCTCGGGCGGCAGCGCTCACGCCCGGAACTGAAGAGAACCACAGGCGGCTTTTAGGGCAAGAACAAGGCTATCTAGGTCAGGAGCTTGGGAATCAGTATTCGCAGGCCAAGACCGAACAGGAAAACGCCCTCACCGATTACACGAAGGCGCGTCCCGATATTGCGAGGGCTGGCCTGCAGCAGAAGACTCAGATTGCGCGAGAGAAGGCTGCTGCGGATCTACGTAAGCATGGAATCAACGTTACCGGGTATGACGAAGAAACTGGCCTTCCTAATACCGAAGATGATCCGGATACGATGGCATATCACCAGGCGGCGGCGCAGACCTTCATCCATGAAGCTAACGCTCAGAAGGCCAAGATTTTTGGCGACATTGCCAAAAATAAATACATGCCTGGCACTCAAGAGTATGACAGGGAAATGGAACATATCCATCGCCTCGAGCGTCAGCAGCAGATTGCGTTGGCCAACGTTGGACTTCGCGCCCAGGGTGAACAGCGTCGTCAGAATGACCAAAATGCCAACTTCTACGGAACCGGTCCGGATGGCAATCCTCTGCCCAACGCTCCGCAGTTTCAGGATGACGAGGGCAACGTTACGACTGGCGGCCTCAAAGGTGCCAAGACAGCCATCACGCAGCAGGGCAAGGTTGGCCAGTTCCGCGATCTCGAAGGCTCTGTAACGCACGCTCAGACGGCTCTGGAAGCTCTGCACAATTCAGGTAGCGCGCTCTCTGATGCCAAGATGGTCGCAGCCATGAGCGATCCACACTCTACGATCGGCCAGTACGTCAACGGCCAACTCGTTCGAGGCAATCTGAACGATCAGCAGGTTCAGGCCCTTGGCGCACTCAATCAACTGCGTGAGCAGATCGGCATTCTCCGCTCTACGACAGGCGGCACGGCGGCAGAGGCACAGGCGCAACGCATGCTTGAGACTCTCCCGACCGCTGGAGACTCACCGGCCATCGTTCGCAACAAACTGAAGGAAATCAACGGCGTGCTCTCTCGCCTGACTCCTAGCGTTCCGACGACTGCGGGCGGCCTGTCTGTTGGTGGGAAGGGTGGGCGCACGGCTACTAAGTCGCCTTCTACGCAAGGGACTCAGGAAACTAGAACTTATCAAGGTCATACGTATGTGAAAGGGGCTGACGGATGGCACCTCCAGCAATAAAGCCTCCCGCTACGCTCCCCGCAGACTTCAACGGATGGGATCAAGCGCCGCCCAAGACGCTGCCTGCCGACTTTGACAAATGGGATAAGCCCACTGCTCCTGCTTCTGCGATGACTGCGGCAGAGCAGCCGAAGTCATTTCTCAAGGGAGTGCAGGATTCGTTTGACGCGAATACGCGCACTTCTCCGAAAGAGCCGTTGCTAGAGACAGGCCTAAAGTCGGTCGTAGGAGCGATCGGCGCGCCCTTGGTCCATCCCATAAATACGGCCAAAGGCATCCTGGATATGGTTCCGGGTAGCCCGGATCTTCCGAATACTCCCATGAAGTCAAACGGTACGACTTACCTGCGTGATGAGGGCACCAATCCTATCGTGAATCGCGGGGTTCAGGCGTATCATGATGTCAGAGATGGTGGACCCGGATATGCTGCGACGAAACTCGGCGGAGAACTCTTCGGCGGACTTGCCCTCGGCGAGGGAACAGGCGCAGCAGTTAGAGGCATGGGAGCGGCAGCTGACACAGTCCGCAACGTTGCAGTCGGCGATCCAAATGCGGCTGCCCTACGTGGCTTACGGATTGGACCGCGTTCTCCTAAGGCGATCAGCACTCTATCCGCTATTGAAGGCGCTCGTCCCTTTCTTAAGGGAGCCACAAGCCTAGAAGATCTGCAGGGCCGCATCCCAGCGGCGAAGAATGAGATCTGGTCCCCCTACAAACAGGCAATCGATACTGTCGGCGATAAGTCTACGGGCTTTGGCACAGTTGCCGATCTGGAGAACGAGCGCCTTCAGAACTCCGCGCTCCTTCGAGGCCTGAAGAGCAAGAATCCCGAAGCTATTCAGTTGGCGATGCAAAAGGGCCTCAATGAGGCGGACCTTCTTGCTCAAGAGAAGCAGCTGAAGTCGATCCTCGACCCCGAGCTCAGGGCGACAGGTATTGACCCTACGGCTATTAGAAAATCTTTCGGCGAAGTCTCGCGGATTGGAAAGCAAGTAAGCGGGCGAAGCACACTGATCGAAGCTGAAAAGCCGTATGGGATCGGAAAGATGCTCGACCTTGATCTGCACAAGCCTCTCCAAGCGCCAGGAAAGATCATGGAAGGCTTGCGAGATGTGATCGCTGGTCGTCCTCTCCTAAGAGGGAAACCTACTGACGTAAGCATCCTTGAAGGCTTCCGAGACGCTGGCCCAAAACCCGATTTCGGGAGAATCCTTACTCCTCAGGAGTTAGCGAATCCTTTCCTGAATAAAAGTAAGGTGCTGAGCAAGAAATAGACACCGTTAGAGCCAGAACTTACACCCAGACCGCCCTTTGAGGCGGGTTTTTATTGCTCGAAAGAACCCCAGGAGAATGGAATGAAACGATTGATTGCGGCGCTACTGAGCGTCATGGCTGGAGTTTGCCTTGGACAGACCACAGGAGCTCGATTTGACTCCCATGTGATGACTTCGGCAACGAACGTCCCTTATGGGGCGCAGGCTCCGATCTATACCATCCCATTCTCCACAGTCACGATCTGCGCCTACCCGAACAACGGGGAGCCGTGCCAGAATACGGTTGCCATCTATCAAGATGCGGCTCTGACGATCCCGCAGACCAACCCGATCACTTCGGATATTTACGGCAGGTTCGGGTTCTGGGTCTCGCCGGGTCAGTACAGTTATTCCATCGTCTCGCCCTCTGGGAAGTACATCGGCACTTACGTGACGACCATTGCTGGGGGCGGCGGTGGGGGTGGAGGTACGGGGCCAGCCAATAACCTTCAGGAGATTCAGGCCAACAAGAACAATACTGACTTTCAGGGTACGGGCAGTTTCACCGATCAGCTTCGCACTCTCTTCCTGCAGCCTTCCGTAAACTCTCCTGCGCGTGGAATTTGCGGTGGCAGGCAGTGCGCCTTCGTCAATCAGTTCGGGCAAAACCTGCCTATTCAAAATGCGAACGGTGTGGCCAGTGGTTGGGGACAGAACTTCTACAACATGCGCAACAGCCTCTGGACCGGATTGGCTTACTTCAATGGCTACAACACAGATGCCAGCCAATCGACGGAGCCTACCGGCGGAACGGCGACTTCGCTTCAAAGCGATACGAATGCCTTTCATCAGATGGCCATTCAGCAGGATATCGGCATTACGACCCATGCAGGTAAGCCTTACGACACAGCGAATATCTACTCCTATCTCGCCTGTCACGGTGGTTACTGGGGTGGAGGCGATGAGGGCTGCACGAACATCCGCGTGAATGGTGGCAACGACGCGAATCGAGAGGGCGCCATTCTTGTAAGCGGAACTCCTACGCCTGGCGCGACCACCATCACTTACTCAGGGGCGTTGAATCCGGACGACATTATGGTCGGCGGTTTTTTGATCGATACGCAGGGAAGTTCGATCTACACCGGCAACATCACGGCTTATGATCCAACCCAGCACCTGCTGACCCTCAGCCAGCCAGCCGCTCCCCTCGGAACAGGGGCGATCACGGTGCCGACGTCCGCAGGTACGACGACAAATGCCATCACAGTCGTGGATGCGGATATTCAAGCATCGAACGGCGTCGGAGTAAGCAAGACAGTCAACGTCCATCTCGACTCAGGAGCGGTTTTCTCGCCAACCGCGGTGACTCTCCTTGTCTGCCAGAACCCCACTTGGGAGTTCGTCGTTCCAACCGCCTTTGCCTCGGATGGAGCGGGGAACTACAACCTTACCGCGACCTTTCAGCACGGTCACCCTGCCGGTTGCTATGTCCAACAGGGTGGAACGTGGGGAATCGCAGATCTTCAAGCTGATCGCATCGTCAACGTCAACTTGAATGCATGGCGCACCGACTATTTCGTCTATGGGGCTACAGACGCAACCCACATTCACGAAGCGCAGTGGCTCACCGGCGCTCGCGGAGTTATCAACCCTTGGCGTCATAACTTTGGTGGCGGTCAGAATCATGTCACCAACGCGCAAGTCAGTGGGAACGGATCCTCGATCAAGCTCTGCAATCTTGGTCAATCCTCTCTGAACTTCGCCAGCAGCTACGTCAAACTAAGTGGATTCGTTCCTGGCGCTTACAACGGTCTTTACCCAACCGGCCCGATGGATAACAACAACTGCACCTCGGCGCCAGGTTCGGCAACTGGAGCCATCACTACGGTCGGCGCAGTGGATGTTGGAGGAGCGGTCAACTCGCCCGATGGCAATACATTCGGCCCTGGCGGCTTCACAATTTGGCCAACAGCTCGCATCAAGCAATTAGGGACGACGCTCACGACCGTAAATGGCGTACAGACAATCGCCCCGAATAATTCTCTTCTGCTCTATCCGAACACGATGACCAATGTAGCCGGTCATGTGGCTGTGAGTTTGGATGACATGCAGAGTAAGGTGGAACCGCTGGCTGTCTTTGGGCCGGTCGATACTTCTCCGACGCAGAATACGAATTCCTATTTTCAGGCGATCTCCTCAGGCTACGGTGTAACAACCAGTTCCTACTTCGGCGCTTCGATCGTAAATAACAACCCTTTCACTTGGTACAAGGGTGGAGGAACCTGCAACATTCCGAACGGCTTTTGCCTTGATGGTGCGATTGGATTGAATGTAGGCGGTCCTTGGGCCTTTGGGATGCGGATTCAACAACCTCTGGCGGGTGGGACTGTTCTCGAAGCCTATCCCAGCCCGATGGCCGTAGCGAATCAGGGCGATAACACACACTTCTTCCTCCGCGATGATGGACCCGGCGGAAATATCGGTTTCTATGTCGCCTATAACCCCAATACTGGAAACACCACAATCGCAAGCGGCATCGGTACTGGCGTCGTCTCGGCCATCAACATGACCCTAACCTCGCTGTCGTTTTCTGCCAGTGCCTCAACATCGTTTTTCTCTCCTAGTTTCTTAGTTCAGGCTCTCCAAGGAACTGGGACACGTGTCGTCACGGCTGATCCGACGGGAACGCTGGGTACTGTCACTGGATTCAGCGGTACGAAGACAGGCGCGGCCTGTGTGTTCACCGTAACAAACGGGATCATCACCAACATCACCGGCTGCTAATAAACAACAATTTTTGGAGGAACGGCATGAAGCTGATTTCATTCATGGCGCCCCTGTGTCTGTGTGCGTCTGCACTGGGCCAGGGAGCGCGCTTCGATCAAAACGTGGTGACTTCAGCCAACAATGTTCCTCCGGGAGCACAGGCGCCGTTGTTCACTCTTCCATTCGCTTCGGTAAAGGTCTGTTCTTACCCCGCGGTAGGATCTCCCTGCACCAACGTTGTGAATGTCTACACTGATCCGGGACTGACGCAGCCTATCTCGCAGCCGATCAAGGCAGATGTTCATGGGCGTTTTGGCTTCTGGGCCTCCCCGGGACTATACACCTATTCAGTCAGCAACTCAGGCAAGGTTCTGGGAACCTATACGATCGCCCTCACCGGCATCGGCGGCGGGACGGCAACTTTTCCTGGAAGCCCCGGCCTCGTTTACAGCCTGAATACGGCCGTCTCGAGGAACGCGATCTTTAGCGATATCTTCGCCCTTTTCTCAGGATCCTGCACAGGCACGGCAGTTCCGCAAGCCAATGGAACCTGCGGTGCCGCCGGAACGGGGACCGTCACAGACTTTATAGCGTCAACGGGAAGCTGGCCTGCATGGCTGGTGCCCTCGGTAACGACGCATGACACCACTCCTACATTGGCAGTCTCTGCAAGCCCCATTCCCAACTCAGCACTGGCGAATTCTGCGATCACCATCAACGCAACCTCTTGCTCTCTGGGTGGGACGTGCTCTGTTCCTCTGACTGGCGTATCGAGCATCAACGCCAACAATGGGCCTTTTACCTTCTCAGGGCCGGGCGTAAGTTGCACCGGAACAACCTGCACCTTCAGCGGCGGTGGAGGAACGAACCCAACCACCACAGGCCCACAGAAGTGGACTGGCTCCGCATGGGCGAGCGCGTTGGCGGCTGATATTTCCGCTCTCTGGACTACCTGCGGGTCGAACTACATGCGTGGGAATGGAACCTGCGATTCCGGTACAGGCAGCAGCATGGTCTATCCGGGCGCGGGGATACCAAACTCAAGTGGAACTTCGTGGCTCACATCCTACGACGCCACCAACAAAATACCATCTACCTTCATCCCGACGTTGAACCAGAGCACCACCGGTAACGCAGCGACGGCAACCGCTCTTGCTGCTACGCCTACACTTTGCACAACCGGGCAGGCGCCTACAGGCGTTCTAGCCAATGGCAACGCTACGGGCTGCGCTTCGATTGGCGGCGGGGGCATCTCTGGCCTGACAACCGGAAAGATCCCCGTTGCGACGAGCTCGACAGCCATTGGCAATGGTCCTCTGGACACCACAACCAACGCAGGCGCGGTGACTTCCTCGCAGGATCTCTATGCGCCCGCCTTCCACTCTACCGATACATCCGGCGCAGGCTTCGGTTTCTCCGGTACTGAAGGGACGGCCGTCTCGGGAGCGTCTGGTGTTGATGGGTTCTGGGCAGACTCTACGGCGCATCGCTTCCGCATGAATAACAACAACGCCGGGGCGGTGAGTGTAGTAGGCATAGGCACAGCAGGAACCTCGGGCCACATCCCTGTCTTCTCTTCAAATGGCGTCGACATTCAGGACAGCGGAGCGGCAGGATTTACCGGCTCCTGCGCGTCGACAACAACGCTGACGGTCGTGAACGGAATCATTACGGGGTGCAGCTAATGCGTAAGGTTTTCCTCGCGGCATTGCTGCTGCTCCCTTCAATCGCGCAAGCTGCCTGCCATGCGGTATCTGTTTCGGGCGCTGGCTCGAAGGATGGCTCCAATTGGTCCAACGCTATGCAGAAGCTTCCAACGGCTCCCCTGCGCGGCGACACGTACTATATAGCCGACGGCAATTACGGCACCTACACGCCGACAACGGCGACCTCTGGAACGACGCGGGTCATCATCAAGAAGGCGCAAGCCTATGACTATGGGCGCACCGGTGATGGATGCTCGAACGACATCTCCTCCGGCTGGAATGCTGGAACCATGGGCGCTTCCCAGGCTATCTTTGCGGGTGTGGCAGGGGCCGTAAGCACTACGGGCGGGCAGGGGTACTTCACCTTCGATGGCAACGGAAGGACAACCACCGCTGGTTGCGGTATTTCGCCTGCAGTCAACGCAGCCGCTTCGGACTGCGGCATCAAGATGATGGCCTCGAGCACGAGCGCTACTACCTATGGCGTTTTGTGGGTAAATTCAACCTATGACACAGGCGCGACACGAGCCACAGGATGGGTTATTCGCTATGTGGAGATAGCGGGCGCGGGGGACGCCGGGAACACGCTCACAAACTCAAACGAGCATACTTTTTATTGCCGCAATGGGTGCAACAACCTCCTCTTCGAGCACAACTACATGCACGATTCAGCGTGTGACTTCATCGACACGCCTTACGGAGACGGCGAAACCTACAACCTGAATCACTTCAAGCAAAACGCTTCCTCGGCGAACTGTCACGGCCAGTTCTGGCTCGGTGACGGCAACCAGATGAATAACTTCACCTTCTCTAACAACCTCATCGAAGACATCCAGGGTACCGGGTATTGGAGCATCCTAAACGGCGGTACCGCTACAAACTGGAAAATCTTCAACAACGTCATGTTCCAACTGCCTACCTCGACTCGTCCAGGAGTGTCGTCGGGGACGATCGTCGTTGCCAACTCTGGCAGCTCCATGACCGGATTCCAGGTCATCGACAACACATGGGTTGGAGCAAAGACCGATTATAGTAACCACTTCGCGCCCTATTGTGATGGCACTTGCACCGGTACCTATAACGAGCAAGGAAGCCTCTATTTTGGAATTATCGACAGCCAGGATTCAGTCTCGCCTTCTCCGGTAGCTGGCCCCGGAGTCTTCCCGAACGCGACCGAAAGCTACAACACCATCATCAACTCCGGTACCGTCAACTACGGCTACACCGGGACGGGAGACATAAAGCTGACTGGTCAGGCTAATCCGTTCGTCAACTGGCCGAGCTACAACTTCAAGCTGACCGGCAACACGTCGAATGTAACTGCCGCTCTGAGTCTCTCCGCCCCTTACAACGTGGATGCTGCCGGTATCTCGCGGCCTTCGGGCGGCGCATGGAATCGCGGAGCTCTTCAGTATTCTAGCATTGTTCCTGGTGGATGGGGGCCTGGCGGATTCGTCTATCGGCAGATCGATACACAGGATGGTCCGAACAACGACTACCCTCTGCCTGTCTTGTCGGGTCAAGAAATCAGTTATTGGGTACAGCCCATCTATGAACAACAGAACCTCGGCGCATGGACCTCGGACGGGTCGCTGGCAACCTTCACTCTTCCGGCCAATACAACAGCGCAGGAAGAGGACATCGTGCGTCTCCGTGCCCTTCCCGGTTCAGGTGCGATTGTAGCCTGTCAGGTATGGCAGACGACCTCCACCACCATCTCATTCCTGATTTCGCCAAGTCTCTGCGATACCGATATCGCTAGTCTCTTTCCGGCAGGGTCAGGGAATGCATCGCCGGGGTACATGCAGATCATCGACGGACCAGGACGCAATGACAACATGATTTGGGAAGTGATCGACACCTCGACGGGTACGAATCACGTTACGGCCTTTCTTCAAGACACGAAGAAGGAAGCCAACGGCTCGGGCACACCCTGCAATCCTGACCTTCATACGGCGACCTGCTACCAAGGGCATCCGACGCTTACGACCTCTTCCCGAGGCGTCTTTGTGCAGATGGGTCCGAATGAGCCGGATGTTGATTGCTCTTATACTTCACTAACCGCGCCTAGCACATTTCCTACCTTCTCATCGCCAATGGCCTTCACTCTGAAGGCTACTTCTGCTACCGATCCCACAAAGTCGGCTCAGATGCTCTATAAGGTCTGTCAGGACGGCGCGGGTAGCGGGAAGAAGGGTCTGCCGCGTCCTTCTCCGGGATATAGGCAGGCTTACACAAGCCAGACCGACATTCCCGTCTTCAACATCAACTGGGCTAGCAGTGATCAGTACACGCTATGGGGAAATCCAATCCCCGATGCTGGCATTAGTGGACCTGATGCGTCCGTGGAAACTTTCGCGGCTCCTGCTGGCGATACCTTCGTCCACAATGGCGGAAAGCTTCCGCAAGCCATCTTTCATCCGGGGACTAAAACCGGTGGCTATGAGATCCCTGTTTGCTCAGATAAAGACCCCACTAGTTGCAATTGGGTACGAATCTATGTGAAAGCGGGATCGCCTCCAGCGCAGAACCCGGACAAGGTAGAACAGGTGCCTTGCGAGATTGATCCTGTTATGACCGCAGCCGGAGGAACGGTCTTTGAGGTTGGTCCCGGACAGACGTACGCTGGGCCAAAGGATATCCCGACGACCAACTATCCATGGGGGAGCATCTTACGTATTCATGGAGAAAGTGGTTCTAGCGGAAATCCTGTTCTGATCCGCAACTATTGGGAGATGAGGATTCCCAATAACTACACTACATGGACCACCAACGCGATTCACGTTCCAGCGCTTCTGGAATGTGGCATCCCGGCTCCGAGTGGGGACCTTCCCATTATTGATGGCTTGAACTCGCAAGGGAATATAAACACCAATCCCTTCACGGGGCAGGGTTTTCTACACTCCATAACCGGATCTCCTCCTTCTCTCCCACAATCCGATAACTACCACAACGGCCTCCAGCCCATGCACCATGTGGCCGTAGCGGGAATTCGGTTCCAGAACGCAACCGAGAATGTTCCTTACTATCTCCCCGGTCAAGCTCCTCCCAGTGGAAGTACGAGTGTATTTTCTAATTCCAACTCAGTGCGCCCATTTTCTGTCCAGCAGTATTCGATCATCGGTACTCGCGCAATCAATGTGGCGAATCCCGGCATGTCGGACTGCGCCAGCAAGGGTGGCTATCTCAGGAACTGCTCTCTCGATGGCTACTATGAGGGCAATCACTACGAGGGATATGGGATCAATACTGATTTCACGGAACATCCGATCTACCTTCAGGATGTGCGCGACTGGTTCATCTTTGGTCTAGAAGACGGAGCAGTTCAGGGATCGAATGGTACGAACTGCTTCTCTTATCGCGGAAGTCGCTCCTTCTTCATGTACTCCCTCTGCCGGTCTGTAGCTCCATACGGCTCCGCTTCGATTCTTGGCGGAGATGCAGAGGTTCAGGACAACGCCTATTATGAAGACCCGAATCGCGCATTCGGTCCTACCGCAAACTGGGATCACACCACCTGTTCGGATGGGTCCTCGAACTATCCCTTCTGCACCTTTGTCGGGGCAGATGGCCCTCCAGCATTCGGTGGCCTAGCGACCTTCGCGGCATTTCAGCAGGAGCACGAATACTCCTTCTTCGTTGTAGGCAACACCTTCAATACAAGTGGAGGGAACTGCGGTACCGGGTTGGCAATGACCAACTCTGAAAATTCTCTTACCGGGCAGCATAACGGATTTTACTCCTACAACAATTTCATCTGCCCCTACACTGGCCCCGCGCTCTTTGAAGATGTCAGAAATAGTTCCATCGGAGGAAATTCGAATGGAGCCCAGCCCTTAGATTGGCCTAAGGGATTCTTCGCAAACAATATCATCTGGTGGAATAACAACGCCGGATGCTCCTACGGAGGATGCACCATTCATGATGCGCAGCCGACAGGAATGGTCAACTACCAGACCAACGTTGTGCATACAGGCCAGTATTCACTCTCGACAGGAATTCAACAGCAGATTGGTGTCCGAACGGGTAACTACTCTTCTGGCCTGAATGAAACTACTCGGTATTTCGATATGGGCGGAAGCCACTTTGCAGAGCAAAAGATTGGTGGCTGGTCGAATCCGGCAAACTTCGTCTTTACCAATACGCAGCCGTATGACTCATCGACCCTCAGGCCCGTACCAGGATCTGCAGCGAACGGAATAGCCACACCATTGCACTATCCCGCCTCGCTCTATCCGCCCATGTTCAATGCGGTTGATGAGAACATGACAATCACGCGCAGGACGGCATTCACTACTGCCGGGCCATTTGACTCAGGCGCAGCCGCAAGGTTTGGCCGCTGGTATGGAGCCGGCCGCTTCCGTGGCGCAGGTGTTTCTAAATAAACAGAAAGGATGGGCACCCAGAGCAGAGTGGGGCCGAAAGGCCCTTACTCAATGCGATCGCCTGCGGAAGGCATTCTTAACTGTTTCGTAAACCCACAGCAAAATCGGAGTCAGGATGATTGCCAGGATCGCGCAGACAAAAAAGGCCAACACCGGATTATGGGGGGTGAGTGGAGCGTTCCAACCGGGTTCCGCTGAAGGCGTTGAATTGGGGCGAAACAATAAAAGCAGTAACATCTATGCTCCAATGGCGACTTCCCGAGACTGAAAATGTTTCTTCATTCGGGAGATTGGCTTCTCAAAATAGGTGAACGACACCCATGAGATGCCTACAGTCAGAATAAACGTAACGACGAACTTTAGGCCAAGATGCGCCGATTCGCTGGCGTGAGGGTAGAGCTTCCACGTGAGGGCATCGTAGTACTCGCGAAACAGCCAGTGATAGATATACATGCCGTAGCTGATAGTTCCAATCCCGCGCAGCCAGCCGACCTCGAACACCTTTCTGATGCCGCCCGGCGTCAAGGCCAGAACAATCAGGCTCCCCCAAACGAGCGTGATGGTGTTCAAGTCAGAAATCGTCCGGATCCGATTGGAGCCCAGAGTGCTGAGCACGAAGACCGCAAAGGCAACCGGCATGAGGACCCGAGCCAGCGGACGGAAGTCCTGACCGCCCCTGAGCCCGAGGGCAATAAACCCACCCAGGGCTAAACCCCCAGAATTGACCCAGAGAGATTCGCCATGAGGCCAAGGACTTGCGGTAAAGGCATAGAGGACCTGCGCCATGGTGGAGGCGACGAACACGCCGAGGCACAAATTCTGAGCCTGCCTGAGCGTTTTCATTCTCAGCACCAGGGCAGGCCATAGGAGATAGAACTGCTCCTCAACGGCGAGGCTCCAGAAATGGACCGTTACCAGCGTCGAGGGCAGCGGATGGGGATGAAGCCCGAAGGCGTCCAAATTCTGTAAATAGAAGATGTAGACCCAGATTCTTCGGAGGCACTCGTGAAACCCTCCGTAAGGGATGGAGCCGAGGAAAACTAAGGCCAGGGCGAAGTAATAGAGCGGGAATATTCTAAGTGACCGGCGCGCATAGAAGTTTTTGAGGTGGTGCGGGTCGTCTCGAGTGTCCCAGAGGATGCCGGTGATCAGGAACCCCGAAAGCACGAAGAACAGGGTCACGCCGGTCCATCCGTATTTATTGACGGTTCCGATGGCATGAACAATGGGCTGTGAAGACTGCGCCCCTCCACCTGTGTGGTAGAAGACGACCAGCAGAACGGCGAGGCCGCGGATGCCGTCCAGGGCAGGGATGTGCTTCTGTGACATGAGACTCCGTTATACCAAAAGAAAGGGCCAGCCGAAGCGGGCCCGACTAGACCTAATGGTGATGCGAACTCTAAGGGTCGCTCTCACTAGAATCTAATGGAACTCCCGCAAAGCCCATACCGCTAAGGATGCATTGTGATGGTATGTTTTCTATCGGGGGAAACCATGAACGACGTCCGCATCTCGATTCCGAGGAAGTTTGTCACTGACGGAATGATCAGCACCCTAACCAAGATCTTCGGCACCGACTTTCTCACCGAGAACCCGATGAAGTGGATTCTATTGCGCGAAGTCGGGCAGCGCGAATTGCTCGATGAAATCAGGCCTCGCGGCAAGCGATAAAAAGGGCCAATCCGGTAAGTTGACCCTAGATTGACCCTTGATGCAGCTAAATGGTTGCGGGGGTAGGATTTGAACCTACGACCTTTGGGTTATGAGCCCAACGAGCTACCGGGCTGCTCCACCCCGCTTCTTAACTATAACGCTGCTGTCACATAGGGTCAACATT